GCCGTGACGTCTACCGTCCATGGATGCAACACTTTGTGACGCTCGCAGTGAACACAGGAATGCGTATGGGAGAGATCCGCAAGGTGACCCCAGCGATGATCAAAAGGCACCCTCAGCAGGCCGCTGAGAGCCAGCAGGAGTGGGTACATTTAGAGGAAACCAAGAACGGCGATGAGCGCTGGGTGCCTCTGAACGACAAAGCCCGTGAGGCACTGAAGGCCCTCAATGATGAACCGGGGCGTCACTACAAGCACCGGAGCTTTTACAACGGCTGGGAAGAGGCTCGCCGTTATGTCGCCCCCGGAGATGAAACCTTTGTGTTCCATAGCCTTCGTCACACCTGTGCTACCAATCTAGCCAACGATCTGAACATCAACACGATACTGATTGGTAAGATCCTTGGTCATAGGTCAGAGTCTACTACTAAGAAGTATGTGCATGAGAAGCCGCAAGCACTAGCCGACATAGCCCGTGCCCTTATGAGTTAACCCTATGCCACCCTTGTGTCGACGACAGTAGAGGAGTAGAACAAAACCAGAACACCTAGTCTATTTAACGACTACTTTTTACTAAAATACCGGTGGATTAAAACCCTTTTATTTCAATGGGTTAAGCATTTGTCCACCTTTAGATATACTTGGAGTTTAACAAATGAACCTTGCCCCAAGCGCACAGCAGATGCGAATCGAGCAGCAGTCTTTAGAAGAAGGTCGTCAGCGGTATCTCCGTAGAGACGACAACATGAAAGTCCAGAGCATCAAAGGTGTCCCTCACCGGATTATCACTGGTGCTCTGGACGATGTTTCTTCAGCTATAAACGACAATATTAACGATCAAGTAAAACACCAAAGAGAAACTGGTGGGTGTCCACCGGTCTGGTTTAAGACCCTCAAGGGCATGTCGACAGATCTCTTGGCTTACATAGGTCTGAACAGTTGTTTCGACGCGATACTGATGAAGGAACAACGGACAGGTCTTCTGATCAAGATTGGTCGTAAAGTCGAAGTCGAATGCTTTAGTGATGCCCTTAAAAAGCACGATAAAGACATGGCTAAGAGGCTCATTAAGAGAGCCAAAGAGAACCACAGTTCTCAGCAGTATCGCTACAAAGGAATTCGTAACATTGCAGCCAAGGAAGGTTTTGTCGTCGACAAATGGTCCAAGAAGTTCTGCATCCAGATTGGCGCTCCGATCCTCGAAGGTATCCTAAAGGGATGCGATGTGTTTCAGCAGTTCACCATCATCGACACCAAAGGCAAAACCAAGATCTTCGTCCAGTTAACGAAGGACGCAGAGATGCTGATGGATCAGATGAAGTTTGATGAGAGTTGGCTGGAGCCTTGCTATAGTCCTATGGTCGTTCCACCAAGGCCGTGGACGTCATTCTCTACCGGTTGTTATTTGGACCCTTTCTTGGCCTCTAGTGTGCCTCTGGTAAAACATGCGTCCAAGCAGCAGCAGAAGATGATCGAGGACGACTTCAGACGATATGGTACTCCACCTTATGTCGAAGCACTAAACGCACTACAGAGAACACCTCTGAGGATCAATCGTCGTATATACGAGGCCGTCGATTACTGCTGGAAGAACGATTGGGTCTTCGGCAAGTTTCCATCAAAGGTCGAACCTGAGAAGAAGCAGATGCCCTCTGACTTCGACACGATGGAAAAACATCAGAAGAAACAATATGTGTTGGATCGTCGTAATTACTATAAGGCGGTCCAGCAGGTCAAAGCCGACAAGTTTGTCTTCAGTCAGTCTATGTCGAAGGCTCAAGAGCTTCTAACATACGACAAGTTTTATCTACCTTGGAACTTCGATTGGCGGGGCCGCATGTATCCGGTGTCGCACTTTCACTACCAGAGAGATGACCATGTGAAAGCTTTGTTTGAGTTCGCTAATGGTCGAAAGGTGGCATCTGACAACATAGGGTGGCTGTATATACATGTTGCCAACGTCGGAGACTTCGGCAAGATCAGCAAAAGACCACTAGAGGAACGCATTCAGTGGACCGAAGACCACACTGACGAGATCCTTGCAGTTGCTCAGGACTTCAAGTCGACATCTGACTTCTGGCAGGCGGCTGACAAGCCCTTTGGTTTTCTCGCAGCGTGTTATGCTTTTGCTGACTATATGAGAAATCCAGATGACTTTAGGTGTCACCTTCCAATCAGTCTTGATGGGACTAACAGTGGTATTCAACATTACTCATCTTTGATGTTGTCGGAAGAGGATGCAGCCAGAGTAAACCTCATGCCTGCCAATGAGATGGCTGACGTCTATCAGGATGTCGCTGATGAGGTCACCCAGCGCTTACTTGAGGAAACCAAAGAAACACACCTAGCAAAGCTCTGGTTGGACTATGGCATCAGCAGGAAGGTCGTCAAAAGAAACGTAATGACCTACGGGTACAGCAGCAATGTCTATGGCTTCAAAGACCAACTTAAAGAAGACCTGATGAAAGACCTTAGCCGGAAGGTGGCTTATGGCGAGCTAGACGTTCACCCGTTTGGTGACGAAGGCACACAAGAGAAGGCTGCGTATTATCTGGCGAAGGTCAACTATGCAGCTATCGAGGATACGTTGTCGTCGGTTGCACAGGCCATGGGTTTCGTCCAAGAGCTTTGCGACAGCGTCTCTAAGGAGAACAAGCCGCTGGTCTGGAAGACGCCTATCGGATTTCCTGTCGTTCAAAGGTATCGCAAGTGGGTTGGTCATAAGATCAAGATCGCTATGTGGGACAGGGATCTTAAGAAGCGCGTCAGATCTCAGGTGACCTTCAGAGAAGAGAACCCGTGGATCATCGACAGTCGTAAGATGAAGGCTGGGATAGCACCAAACCTCGTCCACAGTCTCGATGCCTGCCACATGCAGTCCACAATACTGTCGATGCTCGACAACAACATTGAGGACTTCTTCATGATCCACGACAGTTTTGGCACCCAGTGTGCTCAGGTGTGGCCCATGTTTCAGATCATCCGCAACACGTTTGTTGATCAGTACACAGGCCCATGCTTCCTGTCGTACTTCAGAAGCACCGTGGGTGAGCAAAGGACAGCCGAGGAGCCACCACTGCCACCTGTGCCATCTAAGGGATCTCTGGACGTCTCGCAGGTCGTTGATAGCGAGTTCTGCTTCTCCTAGGGGGGGTTATGTCCACCTTTAGATAATAACAAAAAGAACGGAGCAGCCCAATGCATCCGCGTGAGCGAGTTTTGTCGGACCTTGAGTTGTGCCGACAGTGGAAGGTGAAGCCACCGAAAGAGCTACAGCAGAGGGCAGAGAAGTGGGGCGTGGATCTCAGTGACCACTACCCCGCAGTGAATACATCAACATCATTAGAAGAAGAAGACATCGAAAAGGAGCAATAGACGATGGCTAAGAGAAACTCATTTGTAAGCGGCGTAGGTTCAGCAAGATATGCATGGGTCCATCCAGACCGCCCAGACACCCAGTTCAATGCTGATGGCGAGTGGAAGCTTCAGATCATCTTGGACCCCAAGACGGCTGAACGCATCAAAGGTGCAATCATGGATGTCGTGATGCAGGAGTTTAAAGGCGAAGACATCAGCAAACTGTCGATCCCTGTAGACACTGAAGAGGATACCGGAAACGTCATTATCAAGATGAAGTCTAAGTTTCCACCTAAGTTCATCGACAGTGTCGGTACTCCAATCGTGGGAAAAAACATCCCTCACGTCTTTGGTGGATCTACGGTCCAAGCATACGGCTCTATCAAGCCTTATGACATCAACAAGAATCAACGAGGCATCAGTCTACAGTTAAGCACCGTGCAGATCATTAACTTGGTCGAGGGTGGTGTCCCAGAAGGCTTTGAGAAGGTCGAGGGTGGTTACACTGCTGCCAACGACAACCCAATGCCTGCGCATATTGCACCGGAGTTGGAGAGCGGGAAAGCCGGTGACATTAATGATGCGATTAGCTTTTAGGTCGGGCCTAGAAGAGCGCATAGCGCAGCAACTGAGAGAATACGGCCTAGAGGTCATCTACGAAACAGACCGAATACCCTACACCGTCCCAGCGAGGGACACTCGATATACTCCTGATTTTAAGCTCCCAAAGGCTGGGGGCTTTTTTTATGTCGAGACGAAGGGCATCTGGTCTGTGGGAGACAGGACGAAGCACTTGTTAATCAAGCAGCAGCATCCTGAGATCGACATCAGGTTCGTATTCTCTCGATCAACCCAAAAGCTTTATAAGGGCAGTCCAACTTCTTATGGCGACTACTGTCAGAAGCACGGCTTCAAGTTTGCCCAAAAGCTGATCCCCGAAGAATGGCTAAACGAGGCTAAGGATGTATCATGAGATATGCATCAGTATGCAGCGGAGTTGAGGCTCCGACTGTCGCTTGGCACCCACTAGGTTGGGAGCCAGTGTTTTTCTCTGAAATAGAGAAGTTTCCATCAGCAGTTTTGCAACATCATTACCCTCATGTCCCTAACTATGGTGACATGACGAACTTTAAGGAGTGGCCTGATGACCAATCAATTAGCCTTCTCGTTGGGGGAACACCATGCCAAAGCTTTTCCGTGGCGGGACTTAGAAAAGGCTTGGCTGACCCGCGTGGTAACCTCATGCTTACATTCTTGGCAGTTGCTAAAAAGTATAATCCCCAGTGGATTGTCTGGGAAAATGTACCCGGCGTCTTGTCAAGTAACAAGGGACGGGACTTTGGAACCTTCCTCTCCGCGCTGGGGAAGTGCGGGTATGGGTTCGCTTACAGAGTTCTCGACGCTCAGTATTTCGGAGTGGCCCAGCGACGCAGACGTGTGTTTGTTGTCGGATACCTTGGAGACTGGCGACGTGCCGCAGCGGTTCTATTTGAGCGCGAAAGCCTGTCAGGGCATCCTGCGCCGAGCAGACAAACGCGGGAAAGAATTGCCGACACAATTACGGTTGGCGCTAATCAATACAGCAGGTTCATTGGAGAGCCAGTAGAAGTTGCAAGTGTTGTAGGCCCTTTGACAGCCGGAATGCATAAAGGTCCAAGAGGAACAGAGGCGGTCGAAAGTAATCACGTTATTGCATATGACATGAAGCAACACCACAACCCACAGCCAACAGACACGATGGCTCTGACGGCAGGTAATTGCAACACGGTGCGAGGCGACACACCGCTGATTGCATTCGCATCAGAGATGAGCGGAACACAGGCGGCGTCCACGCCAGAGGTGTCGCCTACTCTATCGGTGGGTCACACAACTGCAGTTGCATCAGAATTAAAAGTACGTCGACTGACTCCTTGTGAGACTGAGCGCCTACAAGGCTTTCCCGATAATTACACGCAGATACCGTGGCGCAATAAAGCGTCAGAAGATTGCCCTGATGGGCCGAGGTACAAAGCGATGGGCAACTCAATGGCAGTGCCTGTCATGCGTTGGATTGGTGAACGTATAGACTTAGTGAGGACGCTATGAATTTACAGAAGGAGAGTAAAAGTAATTTCGTGCAGCATGTGCCATGCGAAGTCTGTGGCAGCAGAGATAATGCCGCCATCTATGACGATGGTCACACATTCTGCTTCGGCTGCGCAGCATATGCCGACGAGGGCGACACAGAGGCCCGTGTAGTGCCTCAACAGGACAAGAGCAACAAACCACTGCTGCAGGGTGAGTACAGCGCTCTACCGGCGCGTAAGATCACTGAAGAGACATGCCGCAAGTTTGGATATCAGGTTGGCATGATGAGAGGACAGCCGGTGCAGATCGCTGTCTACAGGGATGCGCAAGGTAATGCGGTCGCACAGAAAGTAAGGGGAAAAGACAAACAGTTTACCATTACCGGTGACGCATCAAAGATGACGCTCTTCGGATCACACTTGTGGTCGTCGGGAAAGAAGATTGTCGTTACTGAAGGAGAGATAGATTGTTTAACCACAGCACAAGTGACGTCTGGGGGAACAAACAGATGGTGGCCCACAGTATCATTACCGAATGGCGCACAGGCCGCCAAAAAGGCAGTAAAGCAAAACTACGATTATCTGGTTGCCTTCGAGGAAGTAGTCCTCATGTTCGACCAAGACGATGCAGGCAGAGCAGCAGCCATCGAGTGCGCAGAGATCCTGCCGCCCGGCAAAGCTAAGATTGCCCATCTACCCTACAAGGACGCAAATGAGTGTCTTCTGCAGGGGCAGGGGTCTGCCATCATAGACGCCATTTGGCAGGCCAAAGAGTACCGCCCAGACGGCATCATTAGTTCATCAGAACTTCGCGACAAGATTGCCGACCGTGACGAGGTGTCGGACCTCAGTTACCCTTACGCCCGACTGAACGAAATCACACTGGGGATGCAGCCAGCATCGTTGGTGACGATAGCGGCGGGTAGCGGCGTGGGAAAGTCGACGCTGGTACGGGAGATGGCCTACCACTTGCACCAGAAGGGTCACAACGTAGGCATGATGATGCTTGAGGAGACATCCAAGCGCACCATGCAAGGTCTGGTGGGTTTACACATGAATAAAAACATTGTGATTGATCCTACTGTAGCATCGAAGGAAGACATCGAGTTTGCCTTCGACGACCTCACGTCTGATCGTGACGTGTATCTCTATGACCACTTTGGATCGACAGATCTCGACACAGTCAAGAACCGCATCATGTACATGGCGAAGGCATTAGACTGTAAAGTGATCTTCTTGGATCATGTGTCGATCCTAGTGTCAGGCCTGACAGGTCAGGTCCACGACGAGCGGCGACTGATC